CGCCAAGGAACGATCACTTACTTCAAACGTTATTAGTTTCATTATCTTTCCGCAGAAAACGTGGTTAACTATACCGTGCGGAAACAAAATACCCATGATTCAGTGAATCGAAAACAACACTTACATCGAATAAAACTCAGGCCGTGATGGGCGTCGGCCTTGATCCGATCATGCTGCCGAATTTGATAAAGCCTCACGCGAAGTGTGCGCTGAAGATATTGGAAAGCGCCAGATTGAATACCACTGGAGGCGCCAGCTCGACCGCCCTCATCGCCGGGTTGGCTGATCTGTACCGAGCAGGCGCCGCCAGCAATCACGCACAGGGGCGTCAGGGCGAGTGATCGAGGGGGTTGACCTGGCAACGAATGGACTGCTCGCGGTCGGCGTCGGTGCGGTGCGGTGCGGTGCGGTGCGGTGCGGTGCGGTGCGGTGGGGTGCGGTGCGGTGGGGTAATTGCGCCGGAAACGAAAAAGGCCAACCTCCCGGTTGGCCCAATTCGCTGATTTCTTTGGTCGGGGCGAGAGGATTCGAACCTCCGACCCCGTGCACCCCATAGACAGTCTCGAACGGCTAAAACCCGCATGGATGCTGGATTTGCGCCAGAGTCATCTAATATACAGTGGTAGCGTAATGGTCAGCTTTGCCCGGGAAAATCCATGCCAGTCAGGCGATATTAGATGCATTCCAAGGCAATTTCATGTCGATCGCGGACACATCAGGAATCGCTTCCTTAATATAAATTTCGCTGGTCTTGCTGCTGGTGTGCACCAGGCGCTTCTGGATATCCGCCATCTGGCTGCCGCCTTTTGCCGCATCCGTGGCGCCGAGCGCGCGAAGGTCCCGGAACCATACGGCCTCGGTGATGCCGGCGCGCTCGCGCGCCCTGTCCCACATCGAGAACAAGCCGGTTTTGGTGTATGGCGTGCCCTTCTGGCTTGGGAACAAATACGGCGAGATGATCTCGTAGCCCCTCTTGATGGCGCGCGCCCGATCGATGACTTCCTGGATGGCTGGCGTGATCACGATGTCGACCACCTTGCCGCTGCTCTTCTTAGTTTTGCTTGGCTGGATCCGGATGTGGCCGTCCTCGAGCTGGCTTTCTTTCAGCATTCGAATGTCGATCGCGCGCGCCCAAAGCAAATAGGCCATGTCGACCAGGCAGGCAAACATCGGCCCGCTCTGGTTCGGCATCACCCTGCCGTTATCCGATCGCGGTTTGCTGAACATGCCGGCGGCGCGGATGCGCTGCACCTGGTCGTGCGTCGGCAGTACGGTGCGGCGCTGGGTCTCGAAATCACCCAGGTCGAGCTGGTCGATCGGGTTGTCCTGGCGTAGGCCCAGCCCGGACACTGCATACCGAAATAGTTTGCTGGCCAGCGCGCCATACTTGCGCGCCGTGTTCGGTTTATCGCTGAACTTCTCGCGCAGGAAGTCGGCGAATTCCTTGGTCGTGACCTCCACCACCAAGAACGCTTCGAACTCGTCGGCGATCACATCCAGGAAGCGCGAGTACTGCTCTTGGGTTTCCTTCCCGTACTTGGACAGCTTGTGCTGCTTGAACTCGGCACACAGGTGCGGCACGGTGCCCTGCACATGTGTTTTGCTGCCCAAGAGCTCAGCTAGGCGATTGAGCATCAATACCTCACCCTCCTCGACCGAACACAGCCGCACCCAGGTCTTGAGTTCCTTCGTCTTGGGCACGCGGATCTTTTCTGGCGCCACGTAGTAATACGCGTTGTACTTGATATACACCCGGCGCGGGAGTCCGCGGTTCGTTTTGCGCTGCCTGTTCATTGCCTTGCTGATTTCCTCTTCGGTCCGGACGGCGCGACCGGTTTCGGCACGCCGCCTGGATTGTTCACGTACGCGCGCAGCACGCAGACTGTGTTGTCGATCTTGCGCAGCTGCGCCGGTATGCCCAGCGCCTCCAGTGCCGCCAATTGCTTCTTCGGCAGCTTGTAATGGGTGATTGCGTAAATCTCTTGCTTCGATAACGTCAGTTCGTCCATGTTGTCTCCTATTCCATTCCGGCATCTGGGTACTGCCGGCGCTCGCGGCGCGGCGCTGCCTCCGCGAAGCCCGGACGAATCACCCCACGCATGCTGGGCGCCGGCATGGCCAGCGCACGCCGATCGAAGCCGTCGCGGCGGTCGGGGCCCCGCGCGATCACGGAGTCACCCGCTTGAATTCCACCGCCCACACCCAGGGGTTGGCGCCCCAGCTGCCGACGCCGTTGATGGACTCCCACAAATCACGGTACCAATCGCGCGCGGCGTCGGCATGCACTTCCGGGTCATCCGACACGGCCGGGCGGCGCTGCCATCCTTCCGCTGCTGCGTCCGCTTCGCTGATGTCCTGCAGCAGCTCGACGCGCACGGACACGATCTCAAGCAAGATGCGGCTTGCCGCGCGCGGCATGTGGATGCTCGGTTTCCACTTCAACCCGTAGCCCTTGCGCGCCTGGTCGCCGTAGCTGCCTGGAGCGCAGTCGGCAGCGAATGCATAGCGGTGGTGCAGGCCGCTCTCGTCGCGATGCTCGATGCCGGTGCCTTGGGTGTCGAGGAATGTCTCGCGTACCCAGAGACATTCGCCGGGCTGGCCGTAGGGACACTCCGCCTCCCAGCCTTCCATATTCGATGTCGTGTAGCCCTTGGCATCCATCAGCATCGCGCTGGGCGGCAGATAATCGTTATGACACAGGATTTCATGGCCGTCGAAATGGTACCCGTTCGAATATGGCTGGCTTTTGCAGATGCGCCGCGTCTGCGTCTTGCTGCCATCGAGCAGCGCGCGCACCATGGCGCCCTGGAACAGGATGGGCCGCTTTTTCGGAATCTGCGCGCAGTCCATTACCGCACCCTGTGAACGGTGACGCCGGTAATCCCCGGTGGCAATTCCTCCTGCTTGTCGAGGAAGTTGCTCCCCTTCTGCCCGGTAACCTGCGCGTGCTTCACCTCGACGGCGGCCGAGTTCACCATCACCTGGGACAGCGTGCCGATCATCTTGGCCTTCTCGATATCCAGCGTGCCGTCCTTCACCCCTTCGATCGCGCTGAAAAGTAGCTCGCGCAGATCATCGATGTTCTTCTTGGCCATAATCTTTCATCCTCTTGTTGATTTGTCGGGTGAGCACTGAGCGCAGCTGCACCACTTCGTTGAGTTCGGGCGGCAGGTTGTGCCGCGTGTTTCGCTTCATGTTCTCGGCCAGGCTGATGCACTCGACCTTGTCGATCGTGATTTCCTCGAGCACGTTGCTGCGCATCCCCGGCCGGAACACCACGATGTGCTTCGGTTGTACCGGACCGTTCATAGCCACCCACACCAGTTCGTGCACGGCGCGCCAGCGCTTACTGTTGTTGCCCGGGTCGTTGGTCACCTTCTGCAGCAGCACGCCGCTCTTGTCGAACTTCGTGCTGCCGATCGGCAATGTGTTCGCCGGCGACTGCCCCTGCTTGAACTGCGTCGCGCGGCAGGCTTCCTGCACGCCGGCAAGGCCCTTTGTCCCCTTGTTCCAGGACTTGTGCCCTTTTTGAAAGCGGTACTCAGCGCCTACGTTGTCGCCGCGGCGCAGGCGGCAGGCCGCTGGGCTGGCCAAGTACTCCGCCGACTTGGCCAGGCCCAGCTGGCTCGCCTTCGCATAGACCTGCTCCGTGCGCAGGCCGAGGATGGTGGCGACATCCTCGGTCTTGAAGCGTGGGTAAAAGCTGCGCAGCGAGTCGAGCCGCTCCTCGGTCCAGTAGGCTTTCGCTTGGTTCCTTCCCATTGATGCCGTCATGACTGCGCCCCTGGTACCAGCAGCGCCTCGAGCGACTTGCCACCCTCGATCCACTCAGTTACCCAGCGCGGCGGTTTGCCCCGACCGGTCCAGGCCATTCCAAGATCGCCCGGGTGGCGGTAGGCGACTTCCGGTCGACCGCCGACCTTCATGGCCGGCCGGGTGACTGGGCGCGCCATTGGCTGAGGCGGCGCATCGAACAACCCCAGTTGCTGCTTCATCGCACCATCCATTCGCAAGCCGGCTGCTCGCAATACGCATGCACCAGGTCGCCGTCGACGGTACGCATCGCCGTTCCCAGCCCGCCGGCGGCGCGCAGCAACGCTGCAGCGGCCAGCTCGACTTCCGCGGCGCGGGCGGCCTCGAACGAGAGCACGTTACGCCAGGCGCCGGAATCCTTGATCTGCAGTTTCATGCTGCAGCTCCAGCCGGCGCCGGCAGCGGCATCCAATGCGTCACGCGCTCGCCGGTGATCGGCGTCGCATCGACGTTGCGCCAGGTGTCGCCATCCAGGAAGCCCGGCCACACGTCGTCATCGTTGAGCGTGAGCAGCACCAGGGTGTCAGCGTCCGGTAGCGCGGTCGCGGTATCGGTCCATGTCGACATCGTCAGCCCACCTCTTCCAGTAGGGATTTCTGATCCTTTTCGACGGTAAGCGAGTCGCCCTCATCCAGCAGCTTCGAGCGCTCTTCGATCACGATCGTCACGAACCCGCCTTCAGCGTCAGCCAGGTTGTGCGCCCAGTCGCCCTTGGCCAGCGTCAGCACGCACTTCACGCCATCCTTGAACACGACCTGGTCAACCGCGGCCGGGAACGTGACGCGCGCGTTGCTGGCGATGATGTCGATCGCGTCGCGCACCGCGGCGCGGCAGTCCTGCTGCACGGTTGCCAGCACGCGCTTTTGCTCAGCTTCTTTCAGATCGATCCATGGCTTCGACAGGGTCTTCATGTGCTTGGTGGCGGCCTTGATCATCGCGCCCAGCAAAAATTCCTGTGCGTAGGCCTTGCCGTCCACGATGCCGTGCACGCCCGGGCGAGCGAACACCGCGAACGGGCCTTCGTCGTGCTCGGCCACCACGACCAGGCGCCACTTGTCGCCAGCCGGCGGCGTTGGATGCCAGCCGCTCACATCGTCGTTGCCACCGACCCAAGCGGCGCCAATCTCTTTCGCGTCGTCGACCAGGCGCACCACGGCGATCTCGCTGCCATTGATGACGGCGCCGGGCGCCAGGTCCTCGCTGGGCAGGACGAAGTCGGCGAATGCCGGCAGCGTGCCGTAGCCGTTCTTGTCGCGTTTGAGGACGCCGTTGTCGGCTGCTGGTGCTGCTTTTTTGCTGCTGGCGTTCATGGGTCACTTCTCCTGGGTAGCTTGATTTTTTGGGTGCTGCAGGTACTGCTGGTAGCGCCGGCGGATCCGCTCGTTCCAGCGCGCCGCAGCGGCCGGATCCCGGTCCAGGTCAGCGCGCGACTTGATCTCGCACACCTCCCGAACCTTGGCGGCCGCCGCTGCGTCGCCGTCGACGCCGAGGAACTGCTGGAACTCGCGCTCGCGGCAGCGCAGCGCGGTCCAGCGGCATGGCGTCTGGCCGGCCATGATTAGTCGATCTTCTTGAATGGGAACTTCTCCGCGAACGGCTTGATGTTCTTGTAGAAGTGCGACCCGATCGACTCGGCGCCCTGGAACTGCTGGAATTGCTCGGCATCGACGTTCTGGTAGTAGTACGTGTTGCCCACGCCCTCGCCGCGCTTGAACTGGATTGCCAAAGTGTTGTTGATGGCGTCGTGGCCGATCGCAGCCAGCTGCGACGATTCGATCGGGGTCATGGTGATGCTGATTTCGGTGGTGTTCATGCGCTTCTCCTGGTGGTTGTGGGTGGTGGTGCTGGTTACGCCGCAGCGCGGGCGCTGCGTACTTCGGTGATGTGGTCGATCAGCGCGTTGCAGATCGCCGGGAAGTCGGCTTCGTGGTACAACACGGCGGAGCGCTCGCGGCCGGCAGCGGCGAAGCCGATCGTGCTCAGGAAATCGGCGGTGAGCGAGAAGCCCAGGCGCTCGCCGATCTGGCCAAGGCGCAAGGCTGGCGGCGTGGCGCTGGCGGCGACCGACCGCGCGGCGGCGATTGGTGTCACCTGGGCCGGGAGCGCTGGCTGCTCAACGACTGCAGCCGGCGCCGACATAGCGCTGCTGGCGGCGGCTTGTGTCGTAGCTTCGTGCAGGGATCGAGCCGCCTCATCTGCTTGCGCCTGGGCCGCTGCTTCCGCGCGCTGGCGCGCCGCTTCCTGCTCCTGGCGCAAGCGCTCGGCCTTCTCGGCCTCTTGGCGCTTGTGATTCTCGATACGCGTGTTCACGCCCAGGCGGAAATCTTCGTCCGGCTTCTGGATCAGGGCCTGCAGGTCGGCGAACAGGAACTCATGGCCGGCCGCGTGCTCGCGGTACCAGGTCAGGCGCGCGCGCACCGCGGCGGCGATCGCGTCGACGGCGATCTTGCCGTTGGCCAGCTCGGTGTCGACTGCATCCTGCAGCGTGGCCAGAGTGCGCTTGTTCTTCATGGCGCCGGCGAAGTCACGCGTCTGGAACACCAGGCGCAGCGGCGCGATTTCCTGCTCGAGCGCGGCGACGTGTTCCTGGAACGCCAGCTTCACCTGGGCGAGGATGCCGGCCTTGATCAGTTCCTTCTTGTCCTTCACGGTGCGCGTCAGCACCAAGCGTTTAGCGCGCAGCTGCTCGCTGATGTGGTCGATCGTGCGCATCAGGTCGGCGATGTCGGCGGTCTGCTCGAGCGCGGCGCGTTTGGCCTGCTCAAGGTTGCCCTCGGCCTGTTCGCAGAACTTGACGGTCGCTTCCGCGTCAGCAAAGTCCTGATCCGTCAGCAAGTCGGTCTTGATGCTGGCGATGAACAGCTCGGCCTTGGCCTGGAACGCCGGCAGGTTGCTGGTGGCAACTTCGCCGCGAATCTCGATGCGCAGCGCCGGCAGAGCCATGATCGGGTCAGCCTCGAGCTTCGGCGTGTAGTTGGCCGGCACGTAGTTGGCCAGGTCGGCAGCAAACTGGGCCCAGCCGGCGCGGAGGCGCTCCTGCCAAGCTGGATCCGGAAGCACGTCCAGATGCACGAAGTTGTCGGTCGTGCCGTCGCTGCAGACGAACACCACCTTCTTGGCCTTGGTCACCATCATGATCTGCTGGCACTGCGGCATGTATTCGTCCGGCAGCTCGCCGGCGGCGACGGCCGCGGCCAGCGCCTGGCTCCACTGTTTGTGCTCGAAGGCGACGTCGCCAGCCATCGTCAGGCCATCGCACGATGCCGACAGCAGGCCGTCGGAACAGGTGACCGGGTAGAGGTCGTCGTCAATCAAATCCTCGACCAGTGGGCGCGCCGCGGCTTCGACCAGGTGACCGTGGTCGAGAATGTTCTCCTGCACCCAGTTCGAGAATTCCTGTGGCGTGCCGGTGTGCTTCATGTGCAGCAGCTCGGTGCGCTTCACGCGAGACGAGATTCCCAGCATGGCGGCCGCTTCACTGGCGCCGAAGTGCTCGAGGCGGAACAGGCCCCAGTCGGCACTGCCCTGGATGAGGTCATGGATTTGCATCATCTTGTTCTCCGTTTAGTGGTGGGGATGGCTCCCGCTTGCGCGGATTGCCAGGGATCAGTCGTTTTCGTGGGCCCAGCTGTCGATCGTCATCTTCTGGTCTTCGGTCAGCAGCTGACGGGTCTGAATCATCGCGACCAGCTGGGCGACCGTCTTCTTGCCGTCGATGATCTCGGCGCGCCAGGCAGCTTTGTTCTTGTCGAATTTTTCCGGCGTGCACATCGGCATATCGCCGCCGCGTCCCTCATTGCTGCTGGTCGAATTCGTGCTGGCGGTGCTGGCGCCGCGCACTTCGCCAGTTTCCTGGTCGACGCCGCCCTGGTCGTCGCGGTCGTCGCGGTCGTCGATGACCACCATGTCGCTATCGATCGTGAAGTTCTTGTTCGAGTCCACCGCGGTGGCCACGTCGACGGCGCGCTGAACCTCGATCGACTTCGGCATGTACTTGAGCACCTGCAGCAGCACCACCTTGCGGGCGTACATTTCCATGTTCTGGCCGTTCTTCTCCAGGGCGTAATGCCGCGCGCCGACCTTGTTGAACTTGTTCAGGTGCTTCACCACACGGTCCATCGTCCAGACCTCGATGACTGGGAACTGGCTGCCGTTCACGCGGCCGATCGCATAGACGTGCGTGATGTCCTGCCAGTTGTCGGCGCCGGCGCCCGGGCGGTGCTTCACGTAAGGGGCATCACCGAGCGCCCAGTCGAAATCGTCACCACGGGCGACGGCGCCGGTCCAGACCGTTGCGCGGCCAGCGCGCGACACCAGGTCGACCAGACCCTGCCAGCCGGGAACGAATGTCGCTTTGCCGCCATACGGCACCAGGTAGCCCTGGCCACCAACGCCGATCTCCAGGCCCAACTGCGAGGCGACGACGACAGACCCAAAGATGCTATGTAGGTCGCACTTCTGCAGCGCGGTGTTCTGGCTGAACGCGGTCATGGTCAGGCGGACCATGCGATCAGGGCTGATGTGCTTCGGCAGCGCGTTCGCAATCTGGCCTTTGTACTTATCCAGGAAGGTGCTCAGGCTCTTGGCCGGGCTGGTGACGACTTGATTCATGCTGTGATACCTCTCTCGTTAAAAGCGAAAATGCTGGTGGCTCGGTTACCAACTGCGGATCTGGTTGCGGCGCCCGACCAGGTGCACGGTGCGCTCGCGTTCGCGCTTCTCGACCGGCGCGATGCTGGTGCGCAGGCTGAGCAGGTAATCGGCGCGCTCTTCGGACAGGCGCAGTTCGCGGTTGGCCAGGAACAGGGCGAGCGGTTTCGCGACCTTGCGCGCCAGGCGGCGCACGACCCGGTATGGGCCGCGGGTGATACGGGTGATGGCGGTCATTGGACTCCTCCGGTAGCATTTGCAATTGCAGCTTCCAGCGCGTCACCAGCCGGCGTCGCCATCAGGTCACAGCACTCGAGCAGAGCCTGGCGTGCGGCGCTCACCAGCTGGTCGTGCGCGTTGCAGGCACGGACGATGAATTCGGCGTTGCGCGGCGCGATCGACTCGGCGATCAGGTGTCCGCCGTAATAAAAGACGGCGTCGCTTCCGCCAATCTCCGGTACCGGCTCATCGGCCACGACCGAACCCATCTGGGTCGGCGCGCCCACACGCCATGGCGTCTTTGTATGCTGCATCCCTGCTCTCCTTGTTGGCGCCGGCACGGCCGGCTTCGGTGTTGGTGCCGGTTACGTCTCCGGCGCCGCTGGTGCGGCCGTGGCGTGGTGGCCGGTGCTGATCTCCGGCTTGCTCGGTGCGCAGGGCCAATCCCCGAGCGCTTGTTGTCTCCGCCTATTAGGCCGTCGAGTCCCGCCTCAACATCACTGCGCATCAGCCTGCGCATTCACCACAGGTATGGGGACTCGGATTCGAACCGAGACTGTCAGGGTATTCACCCCTGCCTCTGCCGGGCCTCGCGTCCGAGGCGCTGTATTGGGCTATCCCCATGCCTGTGGTCACCGGATACGCCGGTGAGGCGCCCTGCTACTTCGCCGCTGCTGCGGCCTTGCCGTGCTGGTAGATGCGCCAGGCGTCGGTAGGTGGGCAGAGCAGCTGCTCGGTACGCACCCAGTGCTCGAGCACGGCGCGTTCGCCGGCGGCTTCGCACCTGGTGCAGTCGAGGTAGCCGAGCAGGCTCTTCGACAGGCTGCCGGTGTCGTCGCAATGGGCGCAGATCACGCGACCGCCACGGTGTCGAGGTAGCGGTGAATTCGGTCGGTGATGGAAACTTCACGATGCTCGCGCTTGATGGCTGCGAGCTCGCGCTGCGCCATCGCCTCGGCTTCGGCCCAGATCAGGTCGGTGATGACGCCCTGCAGACTGTTCGTGCCGGCGAGCGATTCGAGGATCAAGGCTGTCAGCGCCTGGTCATCGGCCAGGTAGTCACCCAGGCAGTCGAGCAGCAGCTTCGTGGTCTTCGGCTGGCCGGCGCGGATCGACGCCAGCATTGCGGCGGTTTTCTCACGCGCCAAGGTCAGCAGCGCATCGTCGCGCTGCTCAGGGGATGGGTCGTTACGAGCCATGTCAGTCTCCAGTCGGCTGCTCGGCGGGTGCTGAGCGGGTTGCGATGGAGGGATATTAGGACAAGCTAATTTTTGTGTCAATAGGAACTCCTAACTTTTTATTAGGACACGCTATAATTTGGTCACGCCGGCGCGGCACCAGGGCGAAAAAAGCCCGCGAGTGCGGGCATGGAGGATGGGATGAAAATTGGTGATTTGAGCGGCGCGCTACTGGACTATTGGGTGGCGCGGGCGGAGGGGAGATTGCAGCCCGTGATTTCTGGCGGAAAGTGCCTAGTTTCGGATGGGTTGATCATCGTCACGGTTGGAGGTCAGGCGCTCGAATTACCGGGGTATTCACCGGATCAGCCCTACTCGCCTTCGATCGACTGGGCCCAGGCCGGGCCGATCATCGAGCGACTGACCATCCTTGTACAACCATGGCACGATCGAGGCTATGCTGCGACTTTGGGTGAAACCGCCGAGCATGAGCTTCAAGTAGATGCATTCGGCTCCACCTATCTCGAAGCTGCGATGCGATGCTGTTTAGTTGCACGCTTTGGGAAGCGCGCTGATTTATCGACAACTAATTTACATCCCTGAAATCGCTGATTACTGCCAAGTTTGATAATCGCTGGCTTATATCGCCGTTGTCAGCAACATCAATAAGCCATTGTGAAATGCCTCGACATATGTCACGACAGAAGATGTCTACTTGAAGCTGTAGTACTGTTTCTGTCGTGTTCATATGACGCACCCCACCACTTCCTGGAGGGTAGATAAATTGAAATCTACTCAGTACTTTTTGCGCGTTTTGGCCATCAATGAGAAATTCGCCCTGATGTAGAAAAGCACACCGCAGAGCATAACAATCAGAGCCGCACAGGAACGTTTTTAACTCTGGCTCTTCAAATTTCGAGCCGCCAAGATATTCCCTCATAATCTCTGGCATGGTAAAAAGATGCTGATAGGAAGTTAACATGTATTTGTCAAACCATTTTACGTACCTTGCCGGAGGCCTTGAGTCTGGATCTTCAGTGCGCCCACAGATATCGGGCACGCTCAACGCCATCAAAAGCGCGGCATACCAATTTTCAGTGACAAGCGATTTTTCGATTGATTCTATGAAATGTCGCATATGCGTGTAGGCCTTTCAGGGCAGTCGTGGTTTTCTTCCGGCGCCGAGCTGGGCGAGAATTATTTAGACGGCATCAGTTCATGCGACAGCTTTCCCGCCTTTCTCCAAAACTCTTCTTCCAGGTGACGAAATGTCTTATGAAAAGCAGCCCCCGCAATCTTCGCAGCATCTGGCGGCATATCGGGCGCAAAAGGAAATTGAGTTTCTGCGCGAAGCACGCGCAGGGTTTCCGAAAACGAGTAGCACAGAAGAGCCCGACTTTGTTCGGGATGCTCGACAGCGCATCCGTGCCGCGACAGCAAAGATAGTAGCCGCGCTTCACCAAAGTCAGACCAAAACACCTGATGGGCAACCGCTTCACCCAACTGTTCGTAAATGCTCTCGTCGTAGGAAGTCATAACTTCTTATCTTGAATCGTGCACTGACCCGCAATCGTTGGGTTTCCGCCCACTATCAAGGCCGCCATGTTGTAATTACGAAAACGAAGAGTGTACTTATTGATTACCAGTTCAAAAAACAACTTTCCATCGATTTCGGTTTTAGTCTGGTACTCGGTGTCAGTTTCAACAAACTTACGACTTTCATTAACAGGAAAAAGTACCGCCTCTAATTTTTTCGTGTCAAATAAAAGATCCACTCCACCAGGGAGGCGCTCCGATGTATCGGGCCTGCACTTTAAGTAAATTTTTTCATCACTAGTGTTCGCAGAGGCCAAATGAGAGAAAATTAACCCCGCAAAGACTAGACCGATTGACAGTATTCGCTTCATGTCTCTTTATGTCCTTCTAAGCTTTTTTCGGTGCTCCGTCACGACCCCGATCACGATCAAATGCTCCGTATCGCTTCTGAGCGTTGGGTAATCCTCATTGAGGGGAACTAGCTCAAAAACCATTTCACCATTCGCATCAATCCCGCGTGGACGATATTTCTTAAAAGTCGCCTGTTCGCTCCCATTGCGAGCCACAACAAAATCCCCAGGGTTTGGCGCCAACTCAGGATCAACAATGATTCGGTCGCCAGGCTGGAAATGTGGTGACATTGATAGCCCCTCCACTTCTAACGCAAACGCCCAGCGCGATAGATCTTGGTCGGTGAACTCAAGCGCATAACCAGCGCCCGGCGGATAAGGACTCTCAATGTCACGCAATGCGCCCGCCTGAACCGAGGATATGACCGGCACGGGACGCATGCCTATCGGCACTGGCGACACGTTTATGTCGAATTCGGGGAGTCGCGGCCTTTGATCCGTTGCTCCATACAGTGCGGCTGGCTCGTTCGGCTCGATTGACCCCTGCCCTGTGGCCAACCAGTTCTGGTTGACCCGTAGGACGCGCGCGGCCTGCAGCAGATTCTCTCCCCGTAGGAATTTTGACTTACCACTCAACCAGCCGTGGACACTTGGCGGCTTCACGCCGCAGGCGCGTGCAAGCTCGACTTGGCTCACGCCAGCTCGCTCCATCGCCAACTTAATTCTTTCGGATAACAACATTAGGTAATCCTAATGGGTTCTCGATTAGGAGTGGCTATTGACATTGCTATTAGCAACTCCTAATATGGCAGTACCTTCAACCAACACTGACTCCCATGACTGCGAGTGAAATTATTGACAAGCTTGGTGGCCCGACCGCAGTGGCCCGCTTGCTGAACGTCAAACCGCCCTCCGTACACGCATGGCGCAACGGTGGCATTCCTGATGACAAATTGATCCGCTTGGCGCCGACACTCGAGAAGGCCGGTATCGCGACCCGTCAGCAGCTCCGCCCGGATGACTGGCAACAAATCTGGCCAGAGCTGGCACCCCAGCCGCAGTAACCCTGCGGCTTTTACACGCCCCTGCACTTGCCGATTGGCTCGTGCTCATCACCACCCACCGAGCGAGATTGACCATGTCCTACAGCTACGACTACCCCGAGCACCTGATCACCCAAGTCATCCTCGCCGCCCAAGCGCGCGGCGAAGACCCGACGGACGCTGCAATCAGTGCTGCCGAGGCCTACGCCTCAGGCCTGGCAGCGTTCGAGAAAATGCCGCTCGTCGAAGACGCGAACTCGCGCTACTTGCGCGAGGCCGCGGGCTGCCAGCAGGTGCAAACGGTTGGCGGCGAGTCGACTGCGCTATCACGAAGCGACCGCCCGCGAACCGGTGCCGGCAACGCCCGCGGCATCACCAGCGCGCCTGAATAAATGGCTGCGCACCAGGCAGCGCGTTATGCCACCAAGCGTCATTTGCTTGGATGACGATGATTCGGTCGTTTGCGTCAACCGCCTGCCACAGGCGAGCTTCGGCAACCTGGGCTGTCATCGATGACTTCACATAGAAAAGTGATTCATGAACTCGAACCGCTTGGCCAAGAGCTTCAATCGCAACCAGAAGACGTTTGTAATTTTGGCCAGGCGCATCGAGATCATATGAAACGAAAAGATTGTTCACGGGTGATTCCTTTCAAATAACTTGTTGTGTGGAAATGACAATTTAGCACGACTGGAATCACCGCCCAAAAGCAGTCCCACCCGTAACCCGCACCACCAAGGAAAAAACCATGAGCCTCAACCCGAACACCAGAACCGAATGCCTGGAGACGCTGCTGAACCCGGCAGAAATGACCGGCTTCACCCAGCTGAGCAAGCTGCTCGGCCTGTCGAAAAGCGCGCTGAATCGCAGCCTCATCAACAGCGCAGTTCGCACGCATGGTACGGCCCAGCCCCAAGCGATGGAATCCCGAGGTTGTCCGGGTCCCGGTCGAGCAGCTGGGCGCGCACGCGGCGTTACCACCGGCCGGAGGCATCTTTAATGGGTTCCGCCTGCGCCACAAAGAACCAACGAAGCAAAGGCCCAGCTCGACGCCGGCGCCTGAAAGGAATTGAAGCGATGGACACACCAGCACGGGCGCCGGACGCCTCGAAGCTGCTCGCGATGACCGACAACGTCGTCATCCGCAACCGGGTTTTTAAACGCGCGCGCCGCACTGGCGAGGAGTCGCGTGAGTATGGCCGCCTCAACAAGAGCATCAACGACCTGGCGGAAACGGCTGAGAAGCTGCGCAAAGCCGAGCAGCAAGGCCAGGTGCTGCCGCCATGACGACGACCACCACACATGAAGCGCCGGCACGTCCAGTGCTGCGCTACCACGGCGGAAAGTTCCGCTTGGCGCCGTGGGTCATCCGTCACTTTCCACCACACCGCTGCTATGTCGAGCCATTCGGCGGCGCTGCCGGCGTCCTGGTGCAGAAGGATCGCGCCTATGCCGAGGTCTACAACGACCTGGACGGCGACATCGTCAACGTGTTCCGCGTGCTGCGCGACGCTGGACAGTGCGATAGCCTGATCCAGCTGCTGCTCACCCCATATGCTCGCGACGAATTCAACGCAGCTTACGAGTCGACCGATGACCCGATCGAGCGCGCGCGCCGCACCCTCGTTCGCGCTGAGATGGGGTTCGGTTCCGCCGGCGCCACGAAGGGCACGACCGGCTTTCGTATCGACACCAGACGCAAACACGGTACCGCGCAGCAGTTGTGGGCGCGCTTCCCTGAATCGCTCGCTCGAGTATGCGCACGCCTGGCCGGCGTGATGATCGAGAACCGCCCTGCCCTCGGCATCGTTGATCAGCACGATGCCGAAGACACGCTGTTCTACGTCGACCCGCCCTACGTGATGGACACCCGCAACGTGGGGGCGAAGCACGGCCGCTATTACGACTACGAGATGAAGGACGATGACCATGTCCAGCTGCTGGAGAAGCTACTGACCGTGAAAGGCATGGTTGTCCTGAGTGGCTACTCAAGCGCGATGTACCTGGGCGCACTGCAGGGCTGGGCCATGGCCAGCACCGAAGCCAGGATCTCGGCCGCCCGAGGTACTGCCATGCGCACCGAATGTCTGTGGCTGAACCCGGCAGCATCCCGCGCGCTCGATCGCACTGGTTTATTCGGACAGGCGGCACCATGAATTACTTCGAACACCACATCGGCGATTATGCCGAAGCCACAGCCCACCTGACGTTCGTCGAGGATGCGGCATACAGCCGCATGATCCGCAAGTATTACGCTACCGAGAAGCCGCTGCCTGTCGATGTGAAAGCTGTGCAACGCTTGGTCGGCGCCCGCAGCAAGGAAGAGCGCGACGCCGTCGCAACCGTGCTGAATGAGTTCTTCGAGCTGGCTGCCGATGGCTGGCACAACCACCGCTGCGATACGGAGATCTCACGCTTCCGTGATGGCGAGCCTGAGCGCGAAGCGAAGAAGGCGAACGAGGACAACCGCCTGAAACGCCACCGCGAGGAACGCGCTCGCCTATTCAAGGCCTTGACCGACAACGGCTTGCACGCACCCTGGAACATCGCGATGAACGAGTTGCGGGCCATGGTGAAAGCGTTGCCTGATACGCCACTTGATACACCTGCCTCGCCGTTACCTGCAACGGCACCTGCAACGCCTGCAACGGCTACCCAATCACCAATCACCACTACCCAAGTAAACATCTCTAATCCTGAATCGTCGTCTCAAGCCTCAAACGAAGTTGGCCCTAAATTTCGAGACGACGATCGATCGGAGGAAGTGAAGCGCGAAAACCAGATCGCCGCACTGCTGCGAGCCCATGGCATCGAGACCCCGCCCAGCAGCCTGGCAACGCTCAAATCCTGGGCTGCGATCGCGGAGGTGACGAACGACGTGCTGACGGCCGCGATCACCAAAGCTCGCAAGGCCAAGCCAGGGGAAGAGATCCCACTCAAGTACCTGGCCAAGACGATCACGACCGTGCTCGAGGAGCAAGCCGCCGCGCCAGCGCCGGTGGTTGTGCCGACAGCTGCATTCCGTCTCAAGTCCGTTGCTGACCATCAGCCCGCGCCTCCAGAAGGCACCGACCCGAAAGGCCTGGACGAGAGCTACGAGGCATACCAGGCCCGAATCGATGCCGCCGAAGCCGCACGGCGCAGGAAGCAAGCCCCATGACCCGCGAGCACGCACCCTGCGTCATGTGCGCCAGGTTCACGACCATCGGCCACGTCGACGAAGCCCGCAAGGGCAACGGCTACTGCGAAGGCTGGGAGAAGCTCGTGCCCTGGAACTGGCAACCGTGCGTGCTGTTCAACGCGGCCAAGAACGTGAGGCAGAGGGAGACGTTTGCAGCAAAGCATTCGCAGCCCGAGCCTGATCGAGACCAATTCGCGCGCGAGAGCGCCACAACCGCAGCATCTTAGGAGAAAAGCAACATGAACGACACCCCCATCACCCCGACCCTCGGCCGCATCGTCTGGTATCGCGGCGCCGACGGCGGTACGCGCGCCGCGATCGTGGGCCAGGTCAACGGCGGCTTCAACCTGAACCTTTTCGTGTTTGGGCGGACGGCGGGTGACCCCGAGCAGGGCTACCAGGCGAACGTGACGCACGCGGATCCGGAGAAAGAGCCTGGTTGCTTGCCGTCGTGGGACTGGATGCCGTACCAGAAGGACCAGGCGAAGAAGCATGCCGCGCCGCTGGCCGCAGGCGAGCTGTCGCCGCATCAGCAACGCGTGGTCGACGAAAGGCGCGACCTCGACGAGAAGCTGGCGAAATTGGAGATGTTCTTTGGCACCACGATCTTTGCTTCCCTGGACGAGACCGAGAAGTCCCGCCTCGAGCGTCAGGAACGCGCGATGTGCGACTACTCGAACATCCTGCGCGAGCGCATCGCGGCGTTCCAGGCCGCGGCCAGCACCACCGTCTGACCAGCACCACCCTGCCCGGCCGCGCGCCGGCCCCACCACCAGGAGAAGCCAATGTGGCCATTCGACATCGCCAAGAAGCGGCGACAGCGTCAAGAGCAGGAACGCGCAGCGGCAGAGAACCGCGCAAAGGAAGCGGCCGAGCGTCGCCGTGAGAACGAGCACAACGCGCGCATGGACGCGCTGTACACCTCGGCCAGGTCGAAGTATGCGCGGGCCGTGCAGGCCCAGCCAGCTTGGCCAGCATTCGCCGGCGGCCAGGTCGACCCGGTGTCGCCGCTCCACCAGGCCAGCACCTGGTCGGCGCCTGCCGACGATTCGCGCCACTGCAGTGCCGCCAGTAGCGACTCGCACGCCAGCAGCAGCTACAGCTGCTCGAGCGACAGCGGATCGTCGTCCAGCTCGAGCGACTGAACGACACCACGCCCGGCCGCGCGCCGGGCCATGACAACGAAAAGGAGAACAAACCGCATGATCACCCTGACTGCAGAGAAGGCGCGCGAGCTGTTCCGCATTGACCCCAGCACCGGAGCAATTCACTGGGCCGTGGCGCACGGCCGCTGGGAAAACACTCCAGCCGGTGCAATCGCCGGATGCCTGCGTAAAGGCTATCGCTACATCAACGTCAATGGGCAAAACTGCTTCGGACACCAGATCGCCTGGCTGATCGAGCACGGAGAGTGGCCGCCGACGACGCTCGACCACATCAACGGAAACCGCGACGACAACCGTCCGGGCAACCTGCGCATGGCTACTGCCGCCGAGAACAACCAGAACCAGCACGGCCTACCGTCGCACAACACCAGTGGGGAGCGCGGTGTGTCGTGGGATGCGGATCGCAAGAAGTGGACAGCGCATATCAGCGTGGGCGGCAGGGCTAAGAATCTCGGCCGGTTCGACTCGAAGGAGTTGGCCGCGACCGCATACCGCGACGCCAAGCGCGCTCACCACCCACGCAGCCAGGAGGCATGCCAATGATCCGCCTCGTTCTCCCCTACCCGATCAGCGCAAACCGCTACTGGGCCACACGCACGATCCCCGGTAAAGGCCCGCGCAAGGCCATGGCGATGACCTACGTGACGCCTGAGGCAAAGGCGTACAAGACGCTGGTCGAGGCGACGTGCCGCGCTGCCGGCATCCGGGCGCCGCTCGCTGGCCGCGTTCGCATCGACGTGCTGCTGTTCCCGCACCGCCCGCTCGACTGGAAGACGCGCCAGCGCAAGCTCGGCGCCGCCTGGGACGACGGTGTGCAGTGCTTGGACCTGGACAACGCGAACAAGGTGCTGCTCGACGCGCTCAAGGACGTGGCGATCGAGGACGACAAGTGGGTGCGCCGGCTAACCAGCGAACGCATGGAGCCGGACGGCGAAGCGCGCGTCGTGGTGACGATCACGGCCATGCCGGTCGTGCAGCTGCAGGCGGATCTGCTTGGAGTGGCAGCGTGAACACGACCATGTCTGAAAAGTCCGATGTCGAGCTGGCCGCCGACGCGCGCATGATCGTCGCCGCGCTTGCCAGGATCCGCACCGAGGCCCATCGACGTGGCATCGAGATCGATCTGTTGACCTGGTCGGAAGGGAAGGTCGAGGTGCAGATCGAGCGTGTGCGAAGGGAGAAGCTTTGATTTAGCGTAGCAGTGTCAACTCGCGCTTGATGGAGCAAGCGCGAGCGAGTGCTCTTCGTATTGAGGAAAAGACGAAAATGGTTAGGACTCAGTGGTTTCAGTCTCGCTATCTAAATCATCATCATTTTCCACGACTGGGAAACCGTTGATCTTGGCTTCAATAATGTTTTCAGTGTGAATGATATTCTGAATCACTTGAACGTTATTAATTATTGCTCTCTCTATCCGTCTGGGTCTACCAGATTGCGCCTTGCTTGACCCGGCCTTCATGGCTTTTTGAATTGCATCTGTTTTTGCCTTCATATTGGCTACTTCAGCAGCGAGGAGATCACCTCTCAGATTTTCGGTACGCGTTTGAGCAATCTGGTGCTGGCTCTCCAAATGTTTCTTGTACACCGCCTGTGAGTACCCTGCCCCAAGAAGCAAAACACCGACTGCAACTGCAGCCGCACCCCAGCTAGCAGGCAAATCTACTTCAGTTTCCGCACCGGTGGTGGTTACAACGGGAAAACGCCCGTGACCCGTGAACTTAAAAGTGATTGAATTACCAGTGCGAGCAAAGTCTAGACATAGTTCAGAATCAAGAGCATTGACCCAATCTTCGTTGTCCAGCCCATAATCGTACCGTGGATAAAAGTCAACGTCGTAATACTGGATCGGGAAATCTGGATCACGCAATAAAGCATAGATATTCGAAAGGCCGCGCATAATAATTGCGACCTGACGGGCTGGTAATGTATGGAAATTAATATATAGCTCAAGCGGAGCAGATTCGTTTTCGACCATGCTGGTTGGTAAACGCCATAAGTTGATGGAATTGCAATTTTAACCCGGTCGATTTTTTGGTTGTAAATTTTCCCGATAGTAATTTCTGATCTTTCCCGCCATGTTGATAGGTGGCATCATTACGCAATGACTGCCACCACCTACACCCCCGAGCTTGCCGCCAAGTTCTGCGCCGCTGTCGCCGACGGCGGCTCGCTGCGTTCCGTCTGCACGCGCGCCGGCATGCCCAGCAAGGCGACCGTGTTTCGCTGGCTGGGCGAGCATCCTGACTTCGTGACCATGTACGAAAAGGCAACGGATGAACGTGCCGACGCGATGATCGACGAGATCGTGGACATCGCCGACAACTGCAAGGTCGACAAGGACTCGATCCGCAAGGCGAAGCTGCGCATCGACACGCGCGTCGAGCAGGCCCAGCGCATGAAGCCGCGCAAGTACGGCCGGCAGCTGCAGCTCACCGGTGAAGGCGGTGGCGCCGTGCCGGTCAAAGCCACACTGGACGTGGCCGGCATGCCCACCGAGGTACTGGCCGCGATCATGAAGGCACGCGATGCAACTGAGCCACGCTGACCTGCTGGCGGTCGAGCGCGAGCTGTGTAAGCGCTCCCTGGCCACCTTCGCGCAGCGCGCCTGGCACGTGCTCGAGCCGGCCGCCGAGCTGAAGTGGGGTTGGGCGCTTGACGCCATCTGCCAGCACCTGGAGGCCGTGACGCACGGCGAGATCCTGCGCCTGCTGATGAACGTGCCGCCCGGGTCGATGAAGTCGTTGCTGACCGGTGTGATCTGGCCGGCCTGGGAGTGGGGTCCGCAGGGCATGCCCGAAATGCGCTTCGTCGGCACCGCGCACGAGGAGACGCTGGCCATCCGCGACAACCGCAAGTGCCGCGACCTGATCACGTCCGAATGGTACCAGGAGCGCTGGCCGATCGACATGGCCGCCGACCTGAACGGCAAGCGCGAGTTCGGCAACACGAAGAAGGGCTTCCGCCAGGCGCGCGCGTTCACATCGATGACCGGCGTGCGCGGCGATCGCGTCATCCTGGACGACCCGATCAGCGCCGACAAAGCGAACTCGCCGGCGGCGCTGGAAGAAGCGCGCCTTGCCTTCACCGAGACGCTGCCGACCCGGGTCAACAACGACAAGTCGGCCATCGTGGTGGTGATGCAGCGCCTGAACGAGAAGGACGTGTCGGGCGTGATCCAAGACATGGCGCTGCCCTACACGCACCTGTGCATCCCGATGCGCTTCGAGCCGGCGCGCCGCTGCACGACGTCGATCGGCTGGACGGATCCGCGCACGAAAGAAGGCGAGCTGATGTTCCCCGAGCGGTTCGGTGAGCAGCAGGTGGCCGAGCTCGAAAAGGTGCTGGGCTCATACGGCGCCGCCGGCCAGCTGCAGCAGCGTCCGGCGCCGCGTGGCGGCGGCATCCTGAAGGAAGCGTGGTTCAACTACTACACCGCCCTGCCCGCTCTGGAGTTCCGCACCATTCACGCCGACACGGCGCAGAAGACCGGCGAGGAGAACGACTACAGCGTGTTCCAGTGCTGGGGGCGGTCGAGCGTTGGCCAGGCCGTGCTGATCGACCAGATCCGCGGGAAGTGGGAAGCGCCCGAGCTGCTGGTGCACGCCCGGGCGTTCTGGCACAAGCACAAGGCAATAGCCGGTTCGCCGCTGCGCGCCATGATGGTCGAGGACAAGGTGAGCGGTACCGGTCTGATCCAGACGCTGCGCCGCGAGGGCGTGGCCATCGTGCCGGTGCAGCGCAACAAGGACAAGCTGTCGCGTGGCTACGACGCGGCGCCGTTCATCGAGAGCGGGAACGTGCTGCTGCCGCAGGATGCGCCGTGGCTGTCCGACCTGTTGGCCGAGGCCTCGACGTTCCCTGGTGGTGCACACGACGACCAACTGGATCCGATGTTCGACGCGATCGGGAATGTGCAGGTGGCGCCGGCGCAGCGGCAGCAGTCGAGAGCGCCTATTCCGGTGGCGTCTCCGTTTCGGCGGCGATCCTAGCATCGAGCTCTGCGTCAATTCGAAATTCGCGAATCTGCGCAGCGATCCATGCAAGCTCCTCGTAGGCGGGTTTGATAAATTTACCCATCGTATTTTCTTTCTCCCATTGATCCACCAGTGTTTTTCCTGAGACGCCATGGTGGGCGACAGAGTCCAAATAACTTTTTCTCTGCGCTGCCCAAATTTCTCCAACACGTTTGCGAACCGCAGCGGCAACTAGTATTTCTTGATAGTCCATGTCTAATCCATATGATTTTGGAAACAAGAGCCTACCGTAAACCGCTGAGCCAAAGTCGCCACAACGCGACAATCTATTTCCCCGAGACATTTGATAGATGTAGACTATCGGAAATTTCCTCTCCGAAAGACTGCGCCTATGAGCCGCCCCACCACCGAGCAGCGCCTCGCCGCCAAGCACCGCTTCTTCCGCACCGACTTCGACAAAATCCAGTCAGCCGTGCGCGACGTGCGCATCCAGTGCTTGAGCGATCGCCGCTTCTACTCGATCCCGGGCGCCCAGTGGGAAGGCCCGGTCGGCGACCAGTTCGAGAACAAGCCGCGCTTCGAGTTCAACAAGACCCACCTGGCCGTGCTGCGCGTGGTGAACGAGTACCGCAACAACCGCATCACGGTCGACTTTGTGCCGAAGGACGGCACCGACGCCGACGAGCTGGCCGATACCTGCGATGGCTTGTACCGAGCCGACGAGCAGGACAGCGGCGCCCAGGAGGCCTACGACAACTGCTTCGAAGAAGGCACCAGCGGCGGCATGGGCGCGTTCCGCTTCCGCGCGCGCTACGAGGATGAGGACGACGACGAAGACGACCGCCAGCGCATCGCCATCGAGCCGATCTACGAGGCCGACACCTGCGTGTTCTTCAGCCTGGACGGCAAGCGCTACGATAAAGCGGACGCGAAGCGCTGCTACGTCCTCAGTGCCATGTCGCCGGCGGACTATGCGGACGAATACGACGACGACCCGGCCAGTTGGCCGAAGGACATCAACCAGGCCGAGTATGACTGGTGCACGCCCGATGTGATCTGGGTGGCCGAGGTCTACGAGATCGAGGAAAAGTCCGAGCTGGTGCATTTCTTCCGTGGCATCGCCCTGGACGACAGCGAGCCGAACGAACTGCAGCTGACCGTCGAGGAACTGGCCGAGCCGGGCAAGCTGGAAGAGCTCACCGCCACCGGCTTCCGCCAGGTGCGCACCAAGCGCCGCAAGGTCAAGCGCGTCCACAAGTACCTCATGAACGGCGCGCGCATCCTGTCGGATGAGGGCTACATCGCCGGCAATTGCATCCCGATCGTGCCGTTCTACGGCAAGCGCTGGTTCGTCGACGGCGTGGAGCGCTGCCAGGGTCACGTGCGCCTGGCGCGTGACGCCCAGGTACTGGACAACATGATCAAGTCCTGGTTGGCCGAGATGGCCAGCCGCTTCGACATCGAGAAACCGATCCTGACGCCCGAGCAGATCGAGGGGCACGCGCAGATGTGGGCCGACGACGCGGTGGCGAAATATCCCTACCTGCTTGTCAACCCGGTCACTGACCCGCTCACGCAGCAGCAGATGATCGCCCCGATCGCCTACACCAAGGCGCCGAACATGCCGCCAGCAATGGCCGCGCTCGCGCAGCTGGCCGCCACCGCGCTCGAGGATATGCTGGGCAACCAGCAGGCCGGCGAGCAGCTGCAGCCGAACCAGTCGGGCAAGGCCGTCGAGCTGATCCAGAACCGCCTGGACATGCAGGTGTTCATCTACATCGACAACTTCAAGAAGACCATCAAGCGCGGCGGCGAGATCTGGCAATCCATGGCCAAGGATCTGCTGGTCGAGGCCGGCCGCAAGATGAAGACGATCGACCAAGCCGACCAGGCCGGCACCGTCGAGCTGATGAAGCCGATGATCGACAAGGAAACCGGTCGCACCTACCTGGCCAACGACCTGGCGCGCGCCAAGTTCGACGTGGTGCCGGACGTGGGGCCCAGCTCGAACAGCCGGCGCGCCGCCACCGTGCGCGCGCTCACCGGCGTGCTGGGCATGACGGCCGACCCCGAGACGCAATCGGTCCTTACGTCGATGATCATGATGAACATGGAGGGCGAAGGCATGGGCGAGATCCGCGCCTACTACCGCAACAAGCTGGTACGTATGGGCGTCATCGCCCCGAGCGAGGAAGAGAAGCAGCAGATGGATGCCGAGGCCCAGAACCAGGCGCCGGATCCGAACGCCGAATACCTGCAAGCTGCTGCCGGCAAGGCGAAGGCCGATGAAGCGCTGGCCGTGGCCCGCGTGGGCGAGACGCATGCGAAGACCGTGGCGACGATGGCCAAGGTGCACGGCGATATCCAGGCTGGCGCCATCGCGCTGGCCGATGCGCTAACGCCCGGGCCGATCACGGATGCGCCGCCGGCGCCGGCGGAACTGGGCATGCTGGCCGCGCCAGCACAGCCAGAAATGGGCGCAGGCGCAACGCTTCCATAAATTCCGCCAATCAATGTTGCACTCACGATAGTTTCCATCTATCATTTTGCTCATTGGCATCCACCGGGCCTATCGGTGAGCAAAATTGAAAGATCCCATGCATAAAAGCTGGATGTGGCAACAGCGCTCCTACCGCGAGCAGCACCAAGGCAGTGAAAGCTTCGGCGGCGCCGGCGGCACCGCTGTTGTCGATCAGGACCAGGACGACCAGCAGGCAGCAGACGAGATGTCCGGCGCCGATGATCTGGTCGATGTCCCGTCCGACCAGGTCGCAGAAGCCGACGATGGCGAAGTCGTCATCACCATCGGCGACGAAGCCCCACCTGTAGCCAACGACGAGAGCATGGACGGTCGTCCTGCCCCTCAATGGCTGAAAGACCTGCGCAAGCGCGAGCGCGAGCAAGCCAAGCGCATCCGCGAGTTCGAGCAGGCCGAGGCCGCACGCCAGACCGCCGCAGCACCAGCAGCACCGGCAGTCGGCGAGAAGCCGACGCCGGAACAGTTCGATTTCGATTCCGAGGCTTACGGCGAAGCCCTGATTGCCTGGAACGAGCGCAAGCGCGCTGCTGACACCCAGGCCGCAGCCGCGCAAGCCGAGCAGGAAGCTGCCCAGGCTGCGTGGAATGAGCGCGTGACCAGCTACAACAACGCCAAGGCATCGCTGAAGGTCGACGACTTCGACGGCGCTGAGCACGTGGTCCGCGAGACCATGAGCCCGGTGCAGCAGTCCGTCATCCTGAACGGCGCCGACAAGCCCGAACTGCTGGTGTATGCCCTGGGCCGCAACCCGGCCAAGGCCAAGGAACTGGCGGCCATCAAGGACCCGGTGAAGTTCGCCTTCGCCGTCGCCAAACTGGAGAGCCAATTGAAGGTTGCACCCCGCAAAGCACCACCAGCACCAGAGCGCCAAGTACGCGGCACTGCCGGCGGCGCCACCAGCGTCGACAACCAACTGGCGCGCCTACAGGCCCAAGCCGACAAGACCGGTGACCGCTCGGCAGTTGCCGCGTACATGCGCAAGCAGAAGCAAGCCGCAGCGTAAAGCTGCCGTGAGGGGTCCGCGTCAGACGACCCCACCAGGATTCGCCCACCCAAGGGCAGGCAGCAGTACCCCAGTGGCCCCCGTCCGGCCGAAAACGGATGAGTGATGCAACAAGCGGCATTGGCCGCAATTCTCTCAACCGCTTTTACTGGAGGCCACTGTGCCAACCGCATTTTCCAAGCAAGAAACCGTCTTTTTCGACGAACTGATGGCCGGCTACGATGACACCCTGACCATCGGCCGCAACGTCTCCCTGTTTAATGCCGACGCCGTCGTGCTCGAGCGCTCCCAAGGCAACGCCATCTGGCGCCCTACCCCGTATGTCAGCGTCTCGGTCGACGGCGCCGCCGGCACCGATATCTCGGGCTCGTTCAACGACGTGACCCAGCTGTCGGTTCCGATCGGCTTGGGCTTCGACAAGACCGTGCCGTTCAAGATGACCAGCAACGATCTGAACGACCAGCAGCAGCGCGAGCGCAAGATGAAATCGGCCATGCAGCGCTTGGCCACCGACATCAACATCGCCTGCGCCAACGTGGCGTGCCTGCAGGGCACCCTGGTGGTCAAGCGCAATGCCGCCGCGTCGGGCTTCGATGACCTGGCCGCCGCCGATTCGCTGATGATCGAGCAAGGCCTGGTGGGCGACGCCGAGCGCCGCGTCTCGATCCTGCATGCCCGCGACTACAACAGCATGGCCAGCACCCTGGCCAAGCCACAGACCTCGGCCAATGCAAAGGTGAACACCGCCTACGAGAAAGCCTACGTCGGCCACGTCTCCGGCTTCGACACGTTCAAGTCGGATTACACCTATCGCCTGCCTGCCGCGGCCGGCGTGACCTGCACAGTCAACGGCGCGAATCAGCGCTGGGTGCCGAAGGCGACTTCGAAGTCGGCCACCGGCGAAGAGCAGAACGTCGACAACCGCTATCAGCCGCTGAACATCGGCGTCACCAGCGGCACGATCAAGGTCGGCGACGCGTTCGTGATCGCTGGCGTGAGCGCGGTGCACCACATCAGCAAGGCCGACACCGGCCAGCTGAAGACCTTCCGCATCATCGGCCAGCAGACCGGCGCCGCCGGTGGCTCGGGCGTCTACCTGATCTCGCCACCGATCATCTCGGCCGACCAGGGCGGCGCGACCACGCCGGAACTGGAATACAAGAACGTGACCGCAACGCCTGCAAACGGTGCTGCAATCACCTTCCTGAACACCCAGGCCTGCAACGTGTCGCCATTCTGGGATGAGCGCGCCATCGAGCTGCTGCCAGGCCGCAATGGCGTCGACGAAGGCCTGGTCGGCGCCGGCGCTGGCTTCATGCGCTCGACCACCGAGCTGGGCATCGAAGTGATCATGTACAAGGCCTTCAACATCAACACCAAGCAGTACTTCTACCGCGTGGATACCCGCTTCGGCGTTGGCATGACCAATCCTGAGATGGCCGGCGTGGTGCTGTTCGGTCAGACCTGATCCACTGTCTCTCCTCTCCCGGTAACCCCGGGCTTCATGGCCCGCCTCGTGCGGGTCATTTTTTTGAAAGGTCTGTTCGATGAACGATTTTCCCCGCATGTTGTATCAGGCTGGCGGCGCTGAAGAAATCCACGGCGGCCGCTTCGCCACCCTGATCGTGCACGACGACGACGAGCTCGAGGCCGCGCTGGCTGATGGCTGGTCGTTGACCACGGACGAAGCGCGCGCGCCGGCGGCTGACCTGGGCGCGCTGGCGTTCAGTGGCGATGACGATACCGCGCCGACCCGCGCCGAACTTGAAGCGAAGGCCGTCGAGCTGGGTATCGAGTTCTCCCCGCGCATTGGCGACGCCAAGCTGCTCGAGCGCATCGCGGCCGCGCTGGCTGCGAAGGCCTGATGTCATGTGGACGAAAAAGCAGCTGATCGAGCAGGCGTTTGACGAACTGGCCCTGGCCGGCTTCGTCTACGACCTGGATCCGGACCAGCTCGAAAGCGCGCTGCGCCGGATGGACACCATGCTGGCGCAGTGGAGTGGCGCGGGCATCGCCCTCGGCTACCTGCTGCCGGCCGGGCCCGACGATTCGAACATCGACGACGCTTCCGGCATTCCTGATGCGGCCATCGAGGCGGTGTACATGAACCTGGCCGTCAGGATTGCCGCCAGCCGCGGCAAGACGCTCACCGCCGAAACCAAACTGGCGGCCAAGCGTGCGTACGACCGCCTGCTGGGCAATGTGGCGCGCGCCGCCGCGCGTGCAGTACCGATGCCAAACACCATGCCGCGCGGCGCCGGCAACAAGCCTTGGCGCCATGGCGTGCCCTTCTTCTTCGGCCCGGGCTGTGCCCCGGCCGAACCCACCACCGCGCCCGGCACCGCCGAGCCTTCTCCCGACGACGAGCAACCATGATCAAGCAACCATTCTTCCCCCATTACGGCAGCAATCAGGCGCTGGCGGCCGCCGCAGCTTCGAGCAGCGCCTCGATCAGCCACCAGGCCAAGCAGTTGCGCGTGCTGAACACTGGCGCGAACATCGCCTATTTCCGCACCTACGACAACAGCGGCGGCGTGCAGGCTGCGACCGTGGCCGATTACCCGGTTCCAGCCGGCATGGGCGCCATCGTCAGCAAGCAGGGGCACAACGCCATCTCGGTAATCTCGACCGCCGGCACCACGCTGCAGGTCATGAGCGGCGAAGGCGAGTAATCATGGACTTCGGTTTCGGCGGCGCACCATCGATGGCGCAACTGGCCGCGATCCTGGGCAATGACGCGCCGCCGCCCGAGGCAGTCGCCGCGAAGCCAGGCGCTGCGGTGCTGGCCGCGCGCGAGGATCATCAGCACCCGCGCCTGACGAGCGCAACGGTGCAGGCCCTGGACGGCGCCGGCCTGGCCACCGTCCCATTCACACGCACCTTCGCAACACTGCCGGCGGTGACGTGCCTGCTGTACGAGGCCACCGCCGCGCAGCCGGTCGTGTTCAAGGTGCGTTCGTGGATCCAGGATGCCAATGGCAACTACACCGGCTGCGTAGTGCAGGGCGTGCGCGCGTCGCTCCTGCCGGCGCTGTCTGGAATCGGCCTGCTCACCGGCTTGATCACCGCACTGTCAAACCTGAACGTGTTCGGTGGCAGCGCCGCCGGCGCGCAGTTCTGCTGCATCGCCCTTCAACCATCGGCCTGATATGCAAATCCCAATTCTGAGCGGCACCTTGACCGACGAGAGCCCGGACTTTCGAACCAAGTACCCGCGCAACATGATTCCGGTACCGAAGGCGCAGGGCATCAGCAATGGTTACCTGCGCCCGGCGGACGGTATCAGGCAGATTGGCACCGGGCCCGGCGTCGACCGCGGCGCCGCCACCTGGAACGGCGTCTGCTACCGCGTCATGGGCAGCAGCCTGGTACGCGTGGAGGCCGACGGCAGCGTGACCACGCTGGGCGCCATCGGCGGCGCCGGCCAATGCAGCTTCGACTATTCCTTCGACCGCCTGGCGATTGCCGGAGGCGGCGCGCTGTACTACTGGGATGGCGCCACACTCAAGCAGGTAACCGATTCCGACCTGGGCACCGTGCTCGACGTGCTGTGGATCGACGGTTACTTCATGACCACGGACGGTACCTCCCTGGTGGTCACCGACCTGCGCGACCCGTTCTCGGTCAACCCGCTGCGCTACGGCAGCAGTGAGGCCGATCCCGACTCGATCAAGTCCATGTTCAAGGCGCGCGCCGGTGAGGTCTACGCGGTCAATCGATACACGGTCGAGCTGATGAATAACGCCGGCGGCAACGGCTTTCCGTTCGCGCGCTACGAGGGCGCGCAAATCAACCGCGGCGCCATCGGCACGCACAGCGCTACCCTATACGCCGGCCAGATCGCCTTCCTGGGCGGTGGTCGCGACGAGCCGCCAGCAGTGTGGTCCGGCATTAATGGCGCGACACAGAAGCTCTCCACCGGCGAGATCGACACGCTGCTACTCGATTACACCGGGGCGCAGCTGGCCGACGCTGTGCTCGAGGCGCGCACCGTGAAGAATCACGCCCTGCTCTACCTGCACCTGCCCGACCAGACGCTGGTCTACGACGGCGCCGCGTCGGCCGCTGTGCAGGAGCCCGTGTGGTTCACGGTCGATTCCGGTCTGGCCGCGCCAGCGCAGTACCGCGCACGCAACTTCGTGTGGTGCTACGACCGCTGGCTGTGTGGCGATCCGACGTCGCCGGCGCTGGGCCAACTCGACGACACCGTGTCGACGCATTACGGCCAGGTGATCGGCTGGGAGTTCGGTACCAGCATCGTCTACAACAACAGTCTGGGCGCCATCTTTCACCAGCTCGAGCTGGTCGCGCTCCCCGGCCGTGTGCCGCTGGGCGCCGATCCCGTCGTATGGACGTCGTATTCGATCGACGGCGAGACCTGGAGTCAGGAGCGAAGTGTGCGCGCCGGGCGCCAAGGCCAGCGCGGCAAGCGCCTGGTGTGGCTGGGCCAGGGCAGCATGCAGACCTGGCGCGTGCAGCGATTCCGGGGCACGAGCGATGCCCACATCGCGTTCGCGCGCCTCGAGGCCCAGGTGGAGCCGCTCAATGTCTAAGCTCACGCTCGACCGCCGCACGCTGGCCAGCCTGCTACAGAACAACCAGCAAGCCATCTTCGCATTCGAACGACTGCTGGGCGATGTCGACGGCGTGCTGCCTTCGACCATCGAAGAGGCCAATGCGCTCGCTGGTCAGGCGCTGGCCGTGGCGCAGATCGCCATGTTGTCGCTGTCCACGCTGGCTGAGGCGCTCGAGCAGCTGGAAGGCGCGCCGGCCGCGCCGCCGGTTGTCGAGCCGGAGGATACGGCGCCGCGAGCGCACCTGGGCACGGTCGCCAGCCAGAACGCTGATGAGGTCGAAATCACTGGCGGCACCGCGGCATTCAGCGCCGGTTCGGTGACGACACCCAGCTTACGGGTTGGAACAGACGCGGGTTGGTATAGCCCTGCAGTAGGCGCCGTCGCTCTCTCCATCGCTGGCACCAAGATCGCATCGTATGCCGCGGGCCTCATCGACTACGCGATCGACACATTGGTGGCAGAGCGAAAATCTGTCCTCTTCTACAACAATCAGTACGGAATCGGCACGCCCGACTTCGCTGGGCTGCAAATATTTTGCGGTGCTGGCGACACGATCCGCTTCGGCCGGCGGTCTCCGACCGGGGTCTTCACTGAAGTCGCAGTACTGAATGCTACCGACCAATTCTTGGTCAAGCAGGTTCGACCGACCGCGGTGACAGGTACGCCGCCGCTCGTCGTGGCCAGCACAACCAAGGTAGCCAACCTCTACGTCGAGAAGGCCGACAAGCTCGGCAACCCGACCACTCTCCCGGCGGCCGCAACCGACCTGCCGACCACCATCACGCTGGTGAACGCGCTGCGCGCCGCCGGCATCGCAAAAGGACTTTGATCATGACCACCACCGTTGCCGTACTGCTCGAGCCCGTCTTCGGCACCCCAACCGGCGCATCCTATGTCTCGGACGGCTGCATCACCGCTATCGACAAGATCACCGCAACCAACGAGGGCGCCACCGTGGCAACCGCCACTGTCCAGCTGCTGTCCCCGGACGGCACGCAGACGGTCTCATTCACGAAGTCCCTGGCGCCCGGCACAACCTGGTCCTTCCCTGATGTTGTCGGCCATACCATCAACGCCGGCGGCAAAATGAACGTGATTTCGCCAACCGCAAACGCCGTAAAGTTCCGTGCGAGTGGTAGAAAATTCACATAGAGATAGCTCGGTACTATCTTGCTTTACATTTCCGATAGGATATTTCTATAATGCAGTAGTTGCCGAGTCTCAAGGCAATAGCTGAGATCAGGCGCCCAGCGGCCATGAACCCCATTCCAGGGAAAACTCATGCAGCTGGCCGCCAACGCCACCCAAGCCCTGCCCGCGCAGGCATCCATTCCCACTCGCGAACAGATCGAACGGCTCGAAGCGCAGATGCGCATGATGGAGCAGCTTCCGATCGAGCCCGTTCACCACTTTGCCGACAATTTGTATGCGCGCGAGATCCTGATCCGCGCCGGCACCATCCTGACCGGCAAGGTACACAGCACCGAGCACCTGAACATTGTCAGCGCCGGCCGTATCGCAGTCTGGACTGAGGACGGGATGAAGATCGTCGCCGCCCCATGCACGCTGATTTCCAGGCCTGGCACCAAGCGCGTGGGCTTCGCGATCGAGGACACGGTCTGGACCACGATCCACGCCAATCCCGACAACCTCACCGACCTGGGCGCGCTCGAGCTGGCCCTGATCGAAAACACCCAACCAGTCATCACCAATCAGGAGTCCCCATGTCTTGGGTAGCAGCAGCCGTTGCCGGCGGCACTCTCGTGGGCGGCTACATGTCGTCCAAAAGCCAGAAATCGGCCGCCAACACTGCCGCAGAGGCACAGACCGAATCCGCGCAGCTTGGCATCCAAGAGCAGCAACGGCAGTTCGACGCCATCCAGAAGCTGTTGTCACCGTTCGTCAATGCCGGCACCGGCGCGCTGGGCGGCCAGCAGGACATTCTCGGCCTGAACGGCGCTGGCGCGCAGCAAGGTGCGATCGCCGGCATTCAGAGCTCGCCACAATTTACGGCGCTCGCCCAGCAGGGCGAAGACGCCATTCTCGCCAATGCCTCGGCAACCGGCGGCCTGCGTGGCGGAAACGTGCAGGGTGCACTCGGCCAGTTCCGACCTCAACTCCTGGCTCAACTCATCGACCAGCAGTATTCGCGCCTGGGCGGCCTGACGAGCCTTGGCCAGAACGCGGCCGCCGGCGTTGGCAATGCCGGCATGGCCACCGGCAACAACATCACGCAGCTGCTCGGCCAGCAGGGGGCGGCCCAGGCTGGCGCCGCGCTGTCGGCAGGCCAGGCGAACAGCCAGTTCATCAACAGCGCAACCAACGCGTTTGGTAGCTTCATCGGGAAGAAATTCTGATGGGTCCGATCGACTACACCAGCCCATTTGCAAACCTGCCTACTGCAGGCGCATCCCTGATGCAGGGCGTGCAAAGCGGCGTGGCCATGGGCCAGTTGCAACTTGAGCGTCAGCAAAAGCAACTGGCCTTCGACCAGGCGCAGCAGCAGCGCACTGACCTCGCAACCTTGAGTCAGAACGCCACGCCGCAAGCAATCGCTGCTCTGATGATCAAATACCCAGGGCTGAGCGAGCAACTCAAGCGCAGTTCGGACGTGCTGTCGTCGACGCAGCAGCAAGGGCGCCTGGACAGTGCAACGCAGGTGTATGCGGCCCTGCAGTCGAACGCGCCCGACGTGGCACAGCGCCTGCTCAAGGACCAGGCTACTGCTGCCCGCAATGGCGGGAATGAGCAAGATGCCAAAGCAGCCGAGACGATCGCGCAGTTGGTCGCTGATCACCCGGAGTTCGCAAAGACCACCATCGGTCTGCGCCTGGCTGCGGCTGTGGGGCCCGAGAAATTCGCCGAGTCGTTCGCAAAGCTGGGTGGCGAGCAGCGCGCCCAGGAACTACAGGGCGACGTCGTTCGCAAGGGCGCGGCCGATGCAGATGCGGCGGTGGCGGATGCCACGACCAAGGGCGTGCAGGCCAAGTACGCCGAAAGCAACGCCCTGCTCGAGCAGGAAAAGAAGGGCTGGGACATCAAGGCGCTGAAGGCCGACATGGAATACAAGCGCGACTCGAACCGCATCGCGGCGATGAACGCGGCGGCCGCACGCGAAGGCAACGGCCTGAAACGCCAGGAATTGCAGCTGAAGATCCAGGACACCATCCGCGAACGCGACGACAAAATTCGCGGCAAGGTCGCGGACGTCGAAAGCGCGGCCAGCAACATGGACAACATGCTCAATACCATCGAGCGGATCCGCAACAACCCGTCGCTCGGCTCGGTGCTTGGCTCGCTGGAAGGCAAATCCCTCTACCCCAACGCCACCCTCGGTTCGCTGAATCCATTCGGCGATGGCGACGAGCGCGCCGACGCGATCGCCCTGATCGAGACGCTCGGCTCCCAGGCATTCTTGTCGCAGATCCCGAACATCAAGGGCATGGGCGCGCTGTCGAACGCCGAGGGCGAGAAGCTGCAGGCCGCGTTCCAGAACCTGTCGCGCGCGCAGTCGGAAAAGCAGTTCGACGCCACGCTCAAGGAAGCGACGCGCCTGCTCGAGAAGGGTCGCAGCACCGTGAGCAAGCGGTATGGCGTTCCGCTTGGCGCGCCAGACACCCCGGCCAAGGCAGGCACGCGCCCGCCGCTTTCCAGTTTCGGAGGCTGATCGATGGCCTTCGACGTACAAGGCGCCCGCGCCGCTGGCTACACCGACGTGGAAATTGCCGACCACCTGGCGCAAGAGCGAAAGTTCAATATCGCTGGCGCCCGCAAGTCCGGGTATTCGGAAACCGAGATTATCGGCCACCTGTCCACCCCACGTGCCCCCAGCGCTGACGACATCCCGATCGATGCCACGGCTCGAGCTGCTGGTCCAGCCGCGCCGGCGGCGCCACAACCAGCGCCGGGCTTGGCCGACCAGATCATCGGCGCCGGCGAAACCGCGCTGTCGCTCGCGACGGGCGCCACGGGCGGTGCTGTCGGCATGCTGGCCGGCACCGCCAAAGGCCTGGCCGGCTCCGTCATGGACGGCACCTTCGGCACCCAGCAGGGTGTGCGCCAAGTCGAGCAGTCCGCCGGCGAAGCCATGTCCGCCCTCACCTACCAGCCGCGCACCGTGTCCGGACAAGAGCAGGCCACCGCCCTGGGCGAGACGCTTGCCGCTGCCATTCCGGCCGCAGGCCTGGGTAATGAACTGGCCGCTGCCGGCCGCGCTGCCAGCAACGCCGGCGCCGCCGCGCGCAATGGCGCCGTGCCGGCGGCTCAGGCCGGCCTCGAGCGTATCCGCACCGCAGCGCCGGCGATCGCCGAGCGCGTGCAGCGCACCCTGAGCCGTAACCCGGACCGCGCCATGCCGACGCCCGGCACCCTGGGCAGCGCCGGCGCGGCCGGTACCGACATGGCGCTGCAGCGGCGCGAGCTGGCGCGCGAAGTCGGCGTCGACCTGACCGAAGGCCAGACCACGCGCGATCAGCAGCAGCTGCGATTCGAGCATGAAACAGGGAAAGGCCAGCTTGGCGCCGGCTTCCGTGATCGCTGGTCCGACCAGAACGAACAGGTGTTCAAGCACTTCGATCACCTGGTCGACCAGACCGGCAAGGCCACGGCCGATAAGGCGGCAACGGGCCGCTCCGTGGATGACGCCCTGCGCGCCGGCCTGGCCAACGATAAGGCCCGCGTGCGCGTCGCCTACAAGGAAGCCGAGAAATCAGCAGAGAGCGCCGCGCCTGTGACGCTCGACTCCGCCATCCAGTTCCTGAACGACAGCGCGCCAGACGCGGAAGTGTCGAAGCTGCTGGGCGCCGCACGCCGGCACGCCATCAAACTGGGCGCCGCCATCGAAGACGCAGACGGCAACCTAGTGGCGCAGCCCACCACCGTCAAGAACGCCGAGCTGCTGCGCCGCGCGGTCGGCAACGCTACCGACTACGAGCCGACCAACATGCGCAACGCCGCCATCCTCAAGGGCGAGATCGACACAGCCACCGGGCCGGCCGCTGGCCCGATGTACCGCAGGGCGCGCCGGCTGCGCGAGAACTTGGCCAAGAAATACGAGGACCGTGGCGTGGTCACGTCCCTGCTGAACAACAAGAAGGGCATGGCCGACCGCAAGGTGGCGATCGCCGACGTGTTCGAGCACTCGATCCTGGGCGCGAGCCGTGAAGACGTGTCGGCAGTGCGCCGCGCGCTGACCGCGCACTCGAAGGATGCCCCCGATGAGATCGTGCAGCTGGGCCAGCAGGCCTGGCGCGACCTGCAGGGCGAGACGCTCAACTGGATCAAGGAAGAGGCGTACCGCAACACGGCCACCGACCAGCGCGGCAAGACGATCCTGTCGGTACCGAAGCTCGAGAGCGCAGTCAAGCGCCTCGATGCCGATGGTCGGCTCGACACCATCTTCGGCAAGCAAGGTGCGCAGCACCTGCGTGACATCAACGACTTGGCCAAGGTGATCTACACCACCCCGCCTGGCGCCGTAAACCATTCGAACACGGCCAGCGTACTGCTGGCGGCGCTGACCGAAGCCGGCGTCACTGGGTCCATGACCGGCTTGCCGGTACCGGTGCTGTCAGCGCTGCGCCTGGCCGCCATCCAGGTCAAGAACCGCCGGATCCAGAAACGTATCGAGCAAGCCTTGAGCCGCCAGCGCGCTACCGACGAACCCCGCCCGCCCGCGCCGCCGCGCACCCTTCACTAATTCGAGGACATTCATGCTCCCAGTCGAACAACCCTTCAAGACGTACACCGGCCTCGATGGCAAGCCGCTCGAAAACGGTTACGTGTACATCGGCAAACCGAACCAGAACCCGGCAAACGAGTCGCAGCGCGTCACGATCTACTGGGACGCCGCCGGCACTATCCCTGCCGAACAACCGTTGCGAACCGTCGGCGGCTACATCATGCGCGGCGGGACACCAGCTAACGTGTTTTTCGATGGCGAATATTCCGAGCTGGTGCGCGACTCGAAGATGCGCCAAGTGGCCTATGCGCAGAGCTCGGAGAATTTCAGCCTGGCGGCAGTCGTTCGCGGCTACGTAACGAAGTTCGCTTCCATCGTGGGAGCAGCACTCATCGGCTTCTCGCAAGGCGCTGCCGGGGCCGTACCGCTCACGCTCGAGGACGTGCTGCGCGAGAATGTCAGCGTCGCGCGCTTCGGCGCGATCGGCGACAGTGTCCACGATGACACAGCGGCGATTCAGGCGGCCATCGACTCCTTCCCGAATGCGTCCTCCTGCGCGGTTCGCTTCCTGCCGGGCCGCACCTACAACATCAAGGGCACCATCTACACGCGCAATCGCAGCGTTCTCCTGGACGGCCAAAACGCGATCCTGGTCATTAGCGGAAACGTTGAATATGGAATAAAAATCACCGGCACGAACTGTGAAGTCCGGAACCTGCAAATTAACCGAGCCAGCGGCGCGCAGGTCACGGCCGCCGTGTACTTGACCGGCCTGCAGCACGTGATCCAGAACGTGACGAGCCGCGCGCAGACCTGGCCTACGTTCATCCTGAGCCAGGACCTGAAGGAATCGCATTTCACCCAGATCCGCGTCGACAACGACGTGACCGGCCTCACTGGAAAGATCTTCCAGTTCGATTACTGCGTGAACAACACGGTGTCGAACTCGATGGTGGGCTTCTGCGCGCAGGCCTTCTATGGCAGCGGCCTTGGACAGCCGACGTCGAACTATCACAACGAAGGGATCCTGATCAGCAACGTGATCACGGTCTACGCCGGCAAGGCGGTGAACTTCGACAACGGCACCTTCATTGCCATCACGAATTGCTGCTTTGACTTCTGCGAGACGATCGGCGTCTTCGTGTCGAACGGCACCGACCTGATGGTCTCGAACACCTGGATCGCCAGCAATTTGACCGACGACTTCCTCGGCATCGGCACGCTGAGTGGTGTAGATGGCGTCTCCATCCAGAACTGCACCTTCGTTCGCGGTGCCAAAGCGATCGCCGGCGCGCGCGGCGTTTCTCTGCCGGGACCAAGCGCCCTGGTGCTCTGCAACCGGTTCCGCTTGGGCATGAGCGGTGGCGTGGTCACCCAATCCACAAGCCAGGTCGGCTTCAATTCGGTCACCGGTGGCGGCACGAACATCATTGCCAACAACAGTGTTTCGACCGTCGTTGGCTCGATGTCTATCGAGAAGTTCTTGACGATTCCAACGGGCGGTGCCCTGCGCGTCGGCGGTAACGAAGGCATTTACCCGATCGCGCTGTCCGGCTCTGCAAGTGCTGGCAACAACGGAGCACTCCCCGCCCAGACCGCCGGCTACTACGGAGTGATCGTCGAAGGCGAAATGGGGATGATCCCCTTCTTCAAACCGTAATCGAAAAAACCATGATCGAAAAACCACCTCCATCCCCAATCATCTTCGACCTGGCGACCATGCTCACCTGGGCCTGGGTGATCGGTCTGTCTCTGCTCGGCGGCTTCGTGTCGTTCTACCAGAAGCTGAAGGCCGGCCACGTGCGCGCCTGGAACGTTACCGAGTTCGTCGGCGAGATGGCCACGTCGGCATTCGTCGGCATCCTCACCTTCAAGGCGTGCAACTGGCTCCAATGGGATCCGTCCCTGACCGCGGCCGTTGTCGGCATCACTGCACACATGGGTTCGCGAGCGCTATTCAAGGCCGAGGCCAAGTTCAGCGCCTGGGCCGATTCGAAATTCCCAACCCCAAAGGATCCAGATGAGCATCACGAAAATCATTGATGGCGTAATCGAGCGCGAGAAGGGTTACGTCAACAACCCGAACGACGCCGGTGGCGAAACCATGTGGGGCATCACCATCGCCACGGCGCGGCGCCACGGCTATACCGGCGCCATGCGCGACTTGCCTCGCGCCACGGCGGCGGCGATCTACATGGCCGAGTACGTTACAGAACCAGGCTTCCACAGGATCGTGGTGCTGAACGCAGCCATCGGCGAGGAGCTCGTCGACTCGGGCGTGAATTGCGGCCCTGGCCGGCCTGGCCCATGGTTGCAGCGCACACTCAATTTGCTCAACCGCCAAGCACAGCTGTTTCCCGACCTAGTGGTCGACGGCGTGCTGGGCCCGGCCACGCAGTCGGCGCTGCTGCACGTCTTACAGCAGCGCGGCGCCGACGGCGAGAAGGTCATCCTGCGGGCGCTTAATTGCATCCAGGGCGCCTATTACATGGAGATCACCGAGCGCCGCGCCGCGAATGAAGAGTTTTTTTTCGGCTGGATGCTGAACCGGGTGGAGGTCGCATGAGCGCGCTCGAGCGACTTGTCGCAACGGTGTTGCTGGCGGTTGTCCTGCTGGTGGTCGGCTGGGCTGGCTTCCAATGGTACGGCGCCAGCCAGTACGAGGCTGGCCACGCCGCTGCCGTCGCCGAGCGCGGCGCGCGCGACGCTGTCGCCGTTCTCGCACGCACCGAGCAGAACATCGCCACTGCCCAGCACCACGGCGCCATCAACCTCAAAATCACCGAGACAAAACATGAAGAGCTTGCTCCTGTTGTTCAGCGCATCTATGTTGACCGCGTGCGCGTCGGCGCCGCTACCTGTGGACCTGCCACCACCGCCGAAGCCGAAGATGCCAGCAGCGGCCACGGCGCCGATCCCGCCGGCCGGCTGGTACGTGACGACGTCGAGAGAGATACGCGAGCGCTAGAAGAGGCCGTCGAGCGGCACCTGGCCACTGCGCGCGCTTGCCAGGCCTGGGGCGCCGAGAACGGGTTCGCGCCATGATGGAATTTCACGTGCTCACGCCGCGAGGATCGGTGCATCTATTGTCCGTTGACGGCGGGCGGATTGTATCGGACACCCCACACCTTGGCGATCCGCTGACCGCGCGTAGCGGTGCCACCAGCACCGTAGCCCCGCCGGGGCCGTTGCTCCAGGATCACTCGGCAGACAACACTGAGTGAGACGTTACGCTCATGCAGGTAACAGGCCGCAGGGTACATGCCGAACACATCGGCGATGTTTGCGGCAAGGTCGACGTAGACAGCAGTCAGGCGGTCGGTTCGGGCGTCCATGCGCTATTCTGGCGTGTCGGCTGCTGCCCGGTTTGACGTACCTCAAGCGTTACGCTTCGTCGGTAAGCATCCCGTGCTGTCCT